CGATGGCGTGTTCTTCCGTCGCCTGGCTGGCGGCCAGTTGCGTGCGGTGATCGTCAACAACTCGGTCGACATCCAGACCGCCGACATCACGCCGACGAACATCCCGGCCCGTGACGGTACTGGCACGTACGACGCGACCGAGGTCAGCCACTACATCATCGCTGTTCACAACGACGACGCCGAGTTCTGGATCAACGACGTCTTGGTCGCCCAGCTGCACATCACGTCGACGGTTCCGTCGCCTGCTTCGGCACTGAATCAACCGCTGTTCGCCCGTGTCTACAACTCGGGCACGGCGTCGGCTGCCCGTTCGTTGTCGGTCGGCTACATGACCGCATCGCTTGGCGAGGCTGCGACCTCGAAGCCGTGGGGTCATCAGATGACCGGCCAGGGTGGCGGCGCCTACCAGATCCAGCCTGGCACCGCTTCGGGTCCGACGACGACCCGCGGCGCTTCCCCGGCCGGCTGGCCGACCAGCGCAACCGCCTCGGCTGCGGGTACGTGGACGGCGACCAGCGCCCCGGCGACGAACAGCCTCGGCGGTATTTGGGTCAGCCCTGCGATCTCGACGCTGACAAGCGCAGCCGACTACCCGGTGTTCTCGTATCTGAACCCTGCCGGTACGGCAACGCTGCCAGGTAAGACGCTCTACATCACGGGTGTGAGGTGGGGTAGGACGGTTGCGTCGGCCGCTGCATCGACGAACTCGGTCATCCTTCACTACATCATCGGTGTCGGTTCGACCACGTCGGCAACGAACGCCACGGAGGCTGCCGCCGCGGTCGCCGCTCGAGGCATCGTGGTCGACACCGTCCCGTTCATCGCAACGAGCGCAATCGGCGACTCCCGCGAGGGCGGCAACATCGACTTCGGTCAGGCGCCGCTCGTCGTGCCGCCTGGCGTGTATGTGCAGTGGATCGTGCGCCCTGTTGGCACCGTCGCGTCGAACACGCTCACTGTCACCTCGACGGTGGCTTTCGTCGGCTACTCGGAGTAGCCGGTGGCTGCCGAATGGTGGCAGCTTGCCGAAGGCTGGGAGCTCTACGACTGGTCGCTGAACGTCGGCGGCGAGCCGCCCGCGCCGACACCTGGCGGTGGTGGCGGCGGCTTCACAAAGCCGCGCCTTGTAGATGACAACTTGTCGTTTCCGCGTGCCCGCCGGATGGACGACGACGAAGAAGCAATCGCCTTTGCGTTGCTGGTTCTTGCGTAGGCCCCTGGAGGTGCCATGACGACCATTGCAGATCGTGGCGCGGGCCACCAGATCCGCCACTACGACATCACCGACTTCGAGTTCCGCGACGACGGCTCGAGCGGCTTCACCTTCGAGGGTGTCGCCTCCGTGGTCGACACGCCGTACTCGGTGCGTGACCAGTGGGGCGAGTTCACCGAGACGATCACCGCCGGCGCGTTCAACAAGACGCTGCGCGACTCAAAGGCCGACGTCGCCCTGTTCGTCAACCACAACCACCAGGGCATCCCCCTGGCGACTCGTGGCGCCGGCACGTTGAAGCTCGCCGCCGACCCGCATCTGCGGGTGTCGGCGGCGCTCGACCCGGCACGCCCCGACGTGCAGACGATCCGCAGCGCGGTGACGCGTGGCGAGATGTCGCAGATGTCGATCGGGTTCACCGTGCCCAAGGCGCGCGACAAGTGGAACGACGACATGTCAGAGCGCACCATCAAGGAAGTTGCCCTGTTCGAGACGTCGATCGTGTGGCGTGGCGCCAACCCTCACACGTCGTCGGCGATGCGTTCGCTCGACGAACTGATGGAGTCGCTGGTCGACATCGACATGACTGAGGACGAGATGCGGCGCGCCATCGCTGCGTTCGAGGCGCGCTTGCCGCAGCCCGAGACTCCCGACCTCACCGACATCTTCGCCGAGCGTGACCGACAGGATCGGGAACGGCTCGAGCGGAAGCGTCTGCTTCGCCCCTCGGCGTACTGACGCACCCTGCGACGCCGCCACGCCGCCCGTGCGGGCACCTGGCACCTCGCGACAACCAACCACACCCTGTTGGCCGCCCCATGTGGCGTGTCGCAACCCCCCGAAAGGAGACTGACCGTGGACATCCGCGCTCATGTCATCACCCTGAACGAGACCCGTGCTCGGGTCTTCAACGAGCTCAAGGCCGTCCTCGACGACACCGCCGGCCGCGAGCGCAACGAAGAGGAGAAGGCGGTCATCGCCCGCCTGGACGCCCGCATCGACGAGCTCGACGCCGAAGTGCGCGAGTACGTCGCCCGTGCAACTCGCGAGAACGAGGCTGCCGAACTGCGTGAGGCTCAGGCTCGCGTGTTCGGTGAGGCGCCCAAGGCCAGCGCTACCGCTGCCGTTGACGAGCTTCGCGCCTTCATCGACGCCTCGCTGCGTGGCGACAAGGTCAGCATGGAGATCGACCTCCGTGGCGCACGCCGGGAGCGCGAACTGCTCCGCCAGGGCGCTTCCGCCGAGGAGCTTCGTGTTCTGGCGTGGGACACCGGTTCGTCCGGTTCGCTCGTCCCGACCACCCTCGCCCGCACTCTGTACGAGTACATGGAGGCGTCGAACGGCATCTGGATGGCACCCACCACCCGGATCAACACCACGAGCGGCGAGCAGCTCGAGTTCCCCCGTCTGGCCGCCCACGCCATCGGCACCCAGGTTTCCGGTCAGGGCACCGCCCTCGCCGGCACCGACCCGACGTTCGCGAAGATGACCCTCAATGCCTTCAAGTATGGGCAGCTGGTCGTCGTCGCCTCTGAGGTCGTGCAGGACTCCGGCATCGACATCGCGTCGTTCCTTGGTCGTGACCTTGGCCGTGGCCTTGGCCGCGTGATCGCCACCGACCTCGTCGTCGGCACCGGCACCAACGAGCCGAACGGCATCATGACCGCCATCGTGGGTTCTGGCACGATCGCCACCGGCGGTTCGCTCATCACCCCGACCGTTGAGAAACTGATTGACCTTCAGTACTCGGTCAATGACAGTTACAGGTCGGACCCGTCGTGCGCATGGCTCATGAACGACTCGACGGCCGGCACGATCCGCAAGCTTCGCGATGGCGCGGGCGGCACGATCGGCGCGTTCCTCTGGGAGCCGTCGCTCACCTCGGGCATCATCAACGGCACTCCGGATCGCCTCCTCGGCAAGCCGGTGTACGTGGATTCCAACGTGGCTGCGGCTGGGAGCAACGCGAAGACCGTGGCCTTCGGCGCGATGAACGCCTACTACGTCCGTTCGGTCGGCAACCCGATTCTCGAGTCGGACAACTCCCGCTACTTCGATACGGACCAAATCGGCTACAGGGTCAAGACCCGAGTCGATGGCGACCTCATCGATTCGGCCGCGGTGAACATCCTCAAGCAGTCGGTGTAGTACAAAGTTCTCCACTTTGTCTGGTACAATGAGGGCCAGGGAGTTGACGCTCCCTGGCCCTCGGGCCACCAGACATAGGAGAACCTGATGACCGACGTAGAGCGTACGTGCTCCGTTGACGGCTGCGACCGGGGCGGCAAGCTCGCCCGGGGGATGTGCCAACTCCACTACAAGCGGTGGCAGACGCACGGCGATGCCAGCGTTACCGCTTACACCTGGGGCGTCAACAAAAGCACTTGCAAAGTTGATGGGTGTGCGCGCCCTGCTCACGCCAAGGGATACTGCCAATCGCACTACCGGACACTCGCCCCGCCGTCTGGCGGCTGCTCGGTGGATGGCTGCGATAACAGCCATTACGCCCGTGGTCTTTGTGGCGGTCACTACGCACGCAAGCGGTTGGGCCGTTCGGTTGACGGCCTACTGCAACCCAGAAACATCGTTCGAGACGTCATCATGTCGAACGGGTATGTGAGGCGAATGGGCAGCGGTGGCGGGTACGTCCATCGTCTCGTGATGGCCGAGCATCTTGGTCGTCCGTTGTTGAAGTCGGAGAACGTCCACCACGTCAACGGCGTGCGCGACGACAACCGCATTGAGAACTTGGAGCTGTGGACGAAGTCCCAGCCGGCGGGTCAGCGGGTGGCCGACAAGGTCGCCTGGGCTCGCGAAATCCTCGCCTTGTACGGCGACACCTTCTAGCCCCCCACCTTCTCCGGTCGGGGGCTTTCAAGTCTCCCGGGCAGGAGAGAGCGTGTGGTGCCGCGGCGCCCCGCCCTCCTGCCCGGGGGCCAACCCCCCAACTCCTGCCCGGAGGCAACAGTGACTCAGCACCGCATTGCGCGGGCCGACCTCGAGGTCGCGCTCACGCAGATCGTTCGCACTGGTGAACGCATCGACTCGCTCCACCTCGACGGTGACGAGTGGGTCGTCATCACCGAGGACCGGATCGAGACGCGCCCAACCCACGCCGATCGGCTGGGGGTGACGCGATGAAGTTCCTTGTCTACGCGAACAGCCCTGACAGCCCGACCGGCTACGGGGTGCAGTGCAAGCATCTGGTGACGCGCCTGAAGCGTGACGGTCACGACGTGGCTGTCGTCTGCACGTACGGCCACCAGATCGGCGTCAAGCAGTACGGCACGCCGTACGGTCCGGTGACGTTGTATCCGTCGGGTCGGCTGGAGAACAGCCTTGACATTCTGCGGGCGCACGCCGACCACTTCTTCGAGGGTGACCCGGAGGCCGGCTGGATCATCCCGCTCACTGACATGTGGGTGCTCAATCACGCCATGCTCTACAACGGCGATCGGCCGTTGTCGGCGTACAAGATCCTTGCCTGGACGCCCGTGGATCACTTCCCGGCGCCCGAGGGTGTCGTGCGGTTCTTCCATCGCAGCAACGCCCGCCCTGTCGCCATGTCGCGGTTCGGTGAGCGGCAGTTGATGGAGGCGGGCCTTGACCCGTCATACG